GGTGATGGATCATAATCTTAATCCATTAAGTAATATTCCAGATTTAAATACGCGCCATATGATTATGCAAGTTCTGGCTTGGATGTGGTGTATCGTATTCGGTATTATTGTAGGAAGTATGTGGGCAGGTCTTTATAGTATGATAGCACATTCATTGTTGCTAGGAGCTGTTGCTATTACCGTGGCTACATTTGAAATGGCTAAACGTAAACCATACGGTTTTTACAGTGGTAGAGGTCCTGGTGGCGAGCACGAATAATAACTCATATGCATATAATAAGAAATAAAGAAGGTGATATTATTGCACTATCTTCAAAAAAAGAAGATGTTATTAATATTGCAGATAAAAAAATGGATAAAGCTGATTATATTTTGGAAGAAATATTAGATGGCATACAACTTAGAGAAATTTACAGAGTTTATTACGGAAAAATAAATAATGACTGATGAAGAAGTAAGAGCGGCAGCTCAAAAAGAGGCAGAAAAAACTTTTGAACAATTTATATTATGGTCTAAAAGAATACTACTTTGGTCCATTATTTTTTTACTTATAGTAGTAGTAGGCTGTAACTCTGGCGTACAAGATGATATATATCCAGGATATAATGGTGAGCAATATAATCCAACGATATAAACGATTTATAGGGTGGTATCACATTCTTAGAAAAAACGGTAATACCATGGGCGTATGTAATGTGGGTCCATGGTATAGTCGTTATAATAGATTTAATTGTATATGCTGGGCTTGGTCTAATTCTGGCACACACACTATAGATGGTAAAAATTTATAGTTTACAAATACCTCATAATATGATATAATAATTCCAACTGGAGGTTATTAATTTGAATTCATTCTACACTTCTGTGAACCGTTATGGCAATTCTATTCTTTATCGTGGATATTCCCCTAATGGTTCACCAATAAATCAACGTTATAAATTTAAACCAAAATTCTGGGTAGCATCTAAGGATCCCACAGAAATAAAATCATTTGACGGAGGTAATATATCTCCTGTGCAATTTGAGAATATGCGTGAAGCTAAAGAATTTCTTGAACAGTATTCAGAAATGGATGGTGTAAAGATATATGGCACACGTAATTATATTCATCAGTTTATTACAGATAAGTTTCCTGATGATATTAAATTCAATCCAAGTAGTATAAATGTAGTAAACTTTGATATAGAGGTTGCATCAGATGATGGGTTTCCAACTCCAGATGCTGCAGCATATCCAATTATATCTATTGCTCTTAAATCTAGTAAATCTTCCATATATCAAGTATGGGGTTTAGATGACTACGATCCATCTAAAACAGAAATTAATTTAGATGGTGGTCAAATACAATATCACCAATTTGATTCAGAACAGGCAATGATGGCTTCGTTTTTAACTTATTGGACTAAAAACTATCCAGATATTATTACTGGTTGGAATACTAGATTCTTTGATATTCCATATCTTGTTAATCGTATTAAAATTATTGGTACTGAAGAAGCTGCTAATAAGCTATCCCCGTGGAAACTTGTTAACGAAAGAAATACCACAATCATGGGCAGACCTCAGGTTAACCATGAGATTGTTGGTATCCAACAAGCAGACTATCTTGAACTATTTAAAAAGTTTGGATATTCATATGGAACTCAAGAATCATATAAACTAGATCACGTAGCACATACCGTTCTTGGAGAAAAGAAACTTTCTTATGAAGAACATGGTAATCTTTACACATTATATAAGCAAGATCATCAAAAGTTTATCGACTATAATATCCGAGATGTTCAGTTAATTGATAAGATGGATGCCAAAATGGGCCTTATTAATTTAGCAATGACTATGGCTTACAGAGCGGGTACTAATCTTTCTGAAACATTTGGTACAACATCTATCTGGGAGTCAATTCTTTATCGAAGACTTCTTTCAAAAAACATTGTATCTCCAGTAGAACAAATACAAAGAGTTGCTTATGAAAACAATTCTAACCCTAATATCATCGAGGGTGGTTATGTAAAAGATCCTCAAGTCGGTGCACATGACTGGGTGGTATCATTTGATTTAAATTCTCTATATCCAAATATCATTGTACAGTCTAATATATCTCCAGAGACTATTATTCGTAATAAAACTTGGAGAACATTTCAACAAGGTGTTGATTACTATTTAAATGGTGAAACTAAAGTAGATAGCGAATATTCTGTTTGTGCAAGTGGTGTACCTTTCTCAAGAGAAAAGCAAGGTGTGATTCCAGAACTCATTGTTGATTACTATTCGGAAAGAAGCGTAATTAAGAAAAAGATGTTGGATGCCAAATCACAGTATGAAAAAACAAAATCATCATATCTCGAAGCAGAAATCAATCAGCTAGAAAATAACCAAATGTCAATTAAGATTTTACTTAATTCTCTTTATGGTGCTCTTGCTAATAAACATTTTAAATACTTTGATAATGCCCTAGCTGAGAGTGTAACACTTACTGGTCAGCTTTCCATTAAATGGGCAGAGCGTGCTATTAATCAAGAGATGAACAAAATTCTTAAGACAGACGATTTTGACTATGTTATTGCTATTGACACAGATTCAGTTTATATTAATTTTGGACCCCTTGTTACAAAATTAAAACCAAAAGATCCCGTAAAGGCTATTGATAAACTATGTCAAGATCATTTTGAAAAGATTATTGCCAAAGCATATGATGGTTTATATCATAGACTTAATGGTTATACTCCCCGCATGGAAATGGGTAGAGAAGTTATTGCTGATCGTGGTATATGGACTGCAAAAAAACGCTATATACTTAACGTACACAATAATGAAGGTGTTCAATATGCAGAACCTAAACTAAAGATGATGGGTATTGAAGCTATTAAATCTTCAACTCCTGAGGTAGTCCGAGATAAGTTTAAAGAAATATTTAAGGTTATTATTACTAGCACTGAGGCAGAAACTCGTAGATATATTAATGACTTTAAAGCAAAATTTAAATCTCTACCACCTGAAGCTGTGGCATTTCCACGTGGGGTTTCTGATATTAGTAAGTTTTCGCATAAGAAGAATATTTATTGCAACTCTAATCATTCTAAACAGTGGTCATCAGGTAATCAAACAGCAACAATAAAAACCACACCTATTCACGTTCGTGGTGCACTTTTATATAATCATTACATTAAAGATAAGGCACTAGATAAAAAATATATTATGATACAAAACGGAGAAAAGATTAAATTTACATATATGAAGCTTCCGAATCCTATTCGTGAGAATGTAATTTCCTTTCCTGACTATTTACCTGAAGAATTAAATCTACATAAATATGTAGACTATGAGATGCAATTTGAAAAAACTTTTATTGAACCACTTAATCCTATTCTTGAAGCCGTTGGTTGGTCTGTCAAGGATGTGCAAACATTGGAGGACTTTTTTGGATGAATTATATATTTGACGTAGACGGAACTTTAACACCAAGCCGTATGCGGATAGATAAAGAATTTAAGGAATTCTTTTTAGAATTTATAAAGAAAAATAATGTTTATCTTGCTACAGGTTCTGATTACATAAAAACAGTAGAGCAACTTGGAACAGAAATCTGTGAAAGTGTTACTAAATGTTATAACTGTTGTGGTAATAGTGTCTGGCAAAATGGAGAAGAAATATTTAAATCAGATTGGAAAATATCAAATGAACAAATTAACTGGCTTTGTGTAAAACTTGCAGAAAGTCAATTTGGACTACGTACGGGTAATCATATTGAGCAAAGACCTGGCTTAGTAAATTTTAGCATTATAGGTAGAAATGCTTCCTTTGAAGAGAGGTTTATCTATACTCAATGGGATGAACAAGTAGAAGAAAGAAGGACAATTGCCAGAGCATTTAATCAACAGTTTGCATATTATAAAGCACAAGTGGCAGGTGAGACGGGTATTGATATTATGCCTATAGGATATGATAAGAGACAGATTGCTGATGATATTGAAGGGCCGATAATATTCTTTGGTGATAAAATGGCTCATGGTGGTAATGATTATCCACTAGCTGAAGTAATACAGT